GGATGCCTTGTCTAATTCTTTTCGATAATCATCAAATGCGTCTTGAGTCTCGGCCAGCGTTCTGTTGACTTTTTGAAATTTCTCAGTGCCGGATGCTGTGTTCTTCTGTAGAGTCCTAAGGCTCTGGATCTGTTTGTCATAGAGTTGCTGTAACTCACGCTGTCTCACGGAGCCAGGTGTGACCTTCTTCAATGCTTCTATGGTGATTTTGACCTGCTCGGCCAACCGTTCTAGATTAATTTCTTCAGCCATTTGCTACTTTAAAATACCCCATTATATGCCCATATAAATACACTAGACATTGCAGTTAATATACTGTATATTTATAGATAAAAATGAACCAGATAAATCCACTAGAAAAATACTATAGACAAGCGTCGATCTATGTGACTCTGCCATCAAAAGGCAAGTATTACAGTGAAGACGTGTTTACACCCACTGCCACAGGCGAAATACCCATCCTGCCCATGACAGCCAAAGATGAGCTAGCATTCAAAACACCGGACGCAATGATGAATGGACAGTCCACAGTGGATGTGATTCGTAGCTGTGTGCCCAATCTACACGATCCATGGCAAATGGTGAATTACGATATGGACACAATCCTACTGGCCATTAGAGTGGCATCCTATGGTGAAACCATGGATGTTAATGCCATAGTGCCTGTGATCAATGAGCAGGTGGCACAGACTGTGAATCTGCCTCAACTGTTAGACACTGTTAAAAATGTCAACATCAGAGATGAAGCAAAAACCACCAACGGATTCACTGTTAAATTTAAACCACTCACGTACAAACAGATCACTGCCAGTCAATTGGCCGCATATGAACAGCAGAGAACCTACGCCGCAATAGATAGTAGCAACCTATCAGAAGAAGAAAAGAATCGTAGATTCTCAGAAGGATTAAAAAAGTTAACTGATCTCAATTATGGTATGCTGATAGACAGCATAGCATCTATCACCACGCCAGATGGCACTGTGGTAACAGACGTTAAGCAGTTGTCGGAGTTTGTGAACAATGCTCCGTCCAAACTGATGACAGAAATACAGAACGAGCTAGTGAAAGTTAGAACTCAAGCGGCATTCAAACCTCTGAAAATTGCCAGTACCGAAGATCAAATCAAACGCGGTGCGCCGGTAAATTTCGAAGTGCCCATCACTTTTGATAACTCAAATTTTTTCGTATAAAGTTAGTCTCACTCCAGGACTCTGACATCATAAAATATCTTAAAGATCTAGAAAATGAAGGTAAAAATATCAAACACGATCTGCTGAAGATCTGTTGGTATATGCGTGGTGGAGTAACCTATCAAGAAGCTCTCAATATGACCTATGAAGAGAGAAGCATTGTGAGTGACATTGTTAAAGACAATCTAGAAACCACTAAGAAAACTGGTCAGCCATTCTTTTAATCCTTAAGGCCTTAAAGAGATGTGCTACGCACATCTGAACTTCGCTATCGCTCGTTCCTTGTTGTCTATCTTTTGCGTTTGCTGTACTAGATGAGCAGTCACAATTCGGCTATTTCTAGCCGAACTGACTTCAACTCTGTTCGTGTACTGAGTTCGCAGTCACCGTATATCGCTACTGTCGTTGGGCGGTCAGGCTGTACCCATTCGCTAATTCATTCTGACGCAAATTTTGATAACCCTTATACGATAGTTTTACCAAAACACGGAGTTGTATCTGTTTCACAGAGCTCCATCATTTTTGCCTGTTGCATCTTCGGATTCACCTGTCGCTTATTCAGCCGCATTTCCGAGCTCACTACAGCGATGCTATATGTCTTGCCTATAAGAAATTGTGTTATTTGTGCCTGGTGGATGGATACGGTTGCCCATCGTGTGTATATAACATCGCAGATTTTGTCACCCCAATATCTTGAGTTTAAATACCACTATGCCAATAAACGACAGTAATACACCACAGATTTACAGTATTAATTTACCAAATTGGTTCAATGATTTTCTCAATACGTGGGGTGGTATTCAACCACAAGCAATTGCACATCATGAACTGCTGAATCTGTGTGAACATGGGTCAGTGCCATGGATGATTGTGGAAGAAACCTATTTGAAAGATCATTTTCAAACACTGAGCAAACTGTTGCAACAGAATAAAATAGATTGTTTGATGATATACATTCATCATCCTTTTTTCTTTGACACAGGCATACTGGATCAATTGGATGTTCTAGCACAACAGTCAAATATTCATATGATGGTCAATGGCTATTATTCTCAAGAGTATCAGCATCTGCCTGTGTACAACATCGATACGTGGGAACACTCAATATCTCATTACTTTAATTTATTGTTGTCCAACACTCTGCAGAAACATAGGAATCCATCTCATTTATTTTTGATGCAGACAGTGTTTAAAGATACTTTTAGAAACACAGTGGGAGATTTTTTAAAAAACTCATCAATATACTCAGAGTTCTTGCCGTTCACACAAGCAAACAGTGTTGATCTGTATCGAACAGTGGAAAATTTTATGAGCCAGTTGAAACAGACACACGGGCAAGGGCCACATATAGACGCATTAGGCTCGTACGGAAATGGCTTGCCAAATTTTAAAATGTATGAAAAAGCATTTTGTGAACTAGTTTTAGAAACACGCAACAGTGGTGCTTGGCATTTTACAGAAAAAACATTTCGTCCTATAGCCCTAGGAATACCTATAATTCATTTGGGCAATCAAACGATACACAATAGATTGTTACAGTATGGATATCAATTGTACGATCATCAATTTTATTCTGTGTGGCACAGTGACGTTGATCAATCACAAAAATTACAGTGTTTGTTGCAGTTCCTACAGCATATAAACAACAATAGCACAGCACAAGAACAGATGATACAGACCGCACAGCACAATCATCATCATTTTTATAATCAGCGTAAGAATAACTATTATAAAACTATTCAACATATGTTTGAAACTGTGTTTGGACAAGAAAACTTAACATATAAAATTTATAAACAACTGGATTTTTAAACACAATGTGGACCTATCAAAATAATGTTGTAGAAGAACTGCCAGAAGACTGCGCCGGCTTCGTGTATCTCATTACCAACACAGATTCGGGCAGGATGTATGTGGGTAAGAAACTGGCTCGATTCAAGACCACGCGATATCGAATGCATACGCAGAAAAATGGAAAAAAAGTACGCAAAAAAATTCGCGGTGCTGTCGCAAGTGACTGGCGAGAATATTATGGGTCGAGCGATGCTCTACAAAAAGACATAGAACGCCTAGGTAAAGAAAAATTTAAAAGAGAAATACTTTATTATTGTCGGAGCAAAGCAGAATGCAATTATATAGAAGCACGTGAGCAGTTTGCTAGACGAGTATTAGAGTCAGATCAGTACTACAACGGACACATAAGAGTGAGAGTACACGGCTCTCTTATTATTAACGAAGATATACAGCAATGAAAAAAAGACTGTTGGCTAAATTTCCAGTGTATTCTAGACTAGATGAACTGGATCTACAAATACGTTTTGAATGGTGGATTAAACAGTATCCTCATATAGGCGAGCTGTATGAAAAGAACAGATTGCTGATAGAAGTGGATGAGCACTCTAATTTTGTGATTGAAGTAAAAATGTCCAACAAAGAATATCTGTTGTGGTTAATAGCACATCCAGAAACTCCTCTAATAACCGAGATATACAACATATAAAAAAAGCCCATACGTTGCAACATACGGGCTTTTCTTTTTTTGATCAAAAAATAAAGAAATTATGACGCGGCTTTTTCTGCGTTTTTACTTTCTTGAATTTCTTTTCTTCTTGCTTTGATTAATTTGCCAAGTTCTGCTAGGGCTTTTCTTGCTCTAGTTCCAGCGGCTTTTACACCTTTGTCTGCGAACTTTGCGTTTTCTTCAGAGTATGTCTGAATTGTTGACATAATCGAATCGTGTGTTTGTGACATTTTGTGTCTCCTTGTTTACGTTAATTAATTAACTATATCCTAATTGTAGCGTTTAATTAGTGGTTTAGTCAACCTATATTATTATTTCCACATCATTGGCATAATTGGTAAAACCATTTTCTTTTACCACTTTCAGTACAGAATTAACTCTACTAACCAATTCATCCTTGTGAGATATCAAGAATATGTTTTTATTCTGTGTTCTTGACATATCTTTCAGCACTGCCATGGATGATTCTACTCCTGACGCATCCATACCAGCATCTATCAATTCATCAATAAACAGTAGATTGATCTGTTGATACAAGCCTTCCCATACATCTCGGAATGCCCAACTCAAACTCAATATCAAACGATTTCTTTCACCTCGACTTAGGTTATCAAAGTCTAGTTCTCTGCCTAATTCTTCTATCTGCACAGTGAGATCTGGTAAGAATGTCACAGTGTGTGGCAGTTTCACTTGATTCAAATACCAAGCCAGTCTCTGATTGAGATAGGTTAAGTTTTGTTCAATGATTCTTGTTCGTATAAATGAATCTTTAGCAGTCAACAGTTTATACAAGAAGTCTTGGTGTCGATACAGATCTTCTAACTCATTTAAACGATTATAATCTATTTTTTGTATGGCTGTTTCTGTTAATTCTTCAATCTGTTCTTGATATGGATTTTCTTTTTTCTCAGTTTGTTCCAGTTGTCTTTTTAGATCCTGTAAAGAGTTTTGATGATTGTATGCTTCTTCAATGGAATCATAGAATGTGCCAGGAAGAACACCAACATCACCAATCTTTTGAATACTTTCGTTGATGGTTTTAAGTTTGCCAACCAGTGTGGACTCGTCTTCTCGTAATTCTTTAAGTCCTTCATTTATCTTTTCCAACAACTGCTGATGTTTGTTGTCGTGTAACGGCTGTTCACAGGTAGGACATTTGGCATCTTTTGCGTATTCTAAATCTTTTTCTTTTAGAGTTATCTGTTTGGTAGTCTTGGTAACTGTGTCCTCGTGATAGGCACGCTCTTTTTCAAGACTTCTCAGAGTTTTTAAATCATCCTGCTGTTTCTGTATCTGTTTGTGCAGTTCTAATTCTTCTTTAATGTCCACACGCTCTAGTTCTTCAATGGCTGTTTTAAGTTTTTTAACATCTTCTTTCTGCTGTGTTTGCCAAGCAGAGTTTCTCAATTTTAAATTGTTTATAGACTCTTCTATTTTTTGATTGGAAGCAACTGCGGAATCAATCTTAAATCGTTCTGCCAAACTCTCTTCTTTGGCTCCTTTCATCTGCTCTTTAAGCATATCTGCTTTCTGAGACAGTATGGTAATACCCAACAACTGCTCTATAATTTCTCTCTGTTCAGACTGTTTGGTAGCAAGGAATGGCTGAGAATATGTGTTCAATGCCACAATATTTTTAAACATTGCGTGACTCATGCCCAACAGTTTGTCTATTTCGTGCTGTGTTTCTCTGTTTTCTCCCTGTGCTTCGTTGGAGTCAGAGTCTTGTTCCACATCATCTCGATAGAATCTCAGAACCTGTGGCTTTCTGCCCCGTTCAATCTTGTAGCGTATGCCGTTCTTTTCAAATTCAATAGCAACCAACATATCTTTTGAGTTGGTTTTGTTGACTAGATTGTCTTTACGTATGTTGGTGAGTGCGTCGCCGTAGAAAGCATAACTGATTGCGTTTATTATGGTGGTTTTACCTGTGCCGTTTCTTGCTCCAGCGTCATCACCACCTAGATCCATGTTCTCTCCTATAACCAACACAAGGTTTTTGCCTTGGAAATTGATACTCTGTGCTTGATTGCCCACAGATAGGAAATTTTTTACAGTTAAAGTCTTAATTGTTAACATCTAGATTATTGTAAATTGCCATTAATATTTGTTTGTCGTAGGTTTTGGAGTCCACACCTTCCAGCTGTTTGATCACAATCTGATCCACAGAGTCAAATTTTTCTATAGTGATTGGTTTGGCTTCTGCTTGATCCAGCTGTTCTGGTATGAGTTGAAACTCTCTAAGTTTGTACTGATTCATAAATGTTTCTCTGATATGATTGGCATCTTCATAACTCATTTTAAAATCTAAACCCACTCTCACATACATTTTTTCTTTTAAAAGCAAATCAGTGTTTTCTAACAGTTCACTGATTTTGTAGTGTCGATACATCGGCATCGCAGGATAATCAATATACTGCGGTTTACCACCGTGTTCCAATATCATCATACCACGAGCATCGTCACCAGCATCTGCGTAGTTGTGTGGAAATGCATTGCCAATATAGTGTATGTTGCCTCGCTGTTGTCTCTTATGGAAGTGTCCAGTGAACACATATTCTTGATTAACAAAGTGTTCTGCTTTGATACCACCCACATCAGGCATTTCTACCATTGCGTTCATCATGAAGTAGGGCAATTCAAAGTGTCCAAAAATATATCTCTGTTTAAGATCTGGTATCTTGAGATGTTCTTCTGGTTCTAACCAAGGAATCAGTGCCACATCATCGTCCAATATCCATTCGTTCACAATATGCACATTGGGAATGTATCTCACAAACTCCATGGAGTTGATTTCTCGCTTCTCTCTGTAGAATAGATCGTGATTGCCCATCAGCACATACACTTTGTCAAATGCTTGACCCAGTCTTTCCATATTGGAAACTGTGTAGTTCATTGTGGAAACGTTGACAGATGATCGGTGATGATGCCAATCGCCTAAGAATATACAGGTTTCACAGCCCTGTGCTTTGGCTTGTTCTATGAACCAATACACAAATGCTTCAGCATCGTCGTTGTGTACTCTGGAATTACCTTTTAATCCAAAGTGAATATCTGTAAAACACGCCGCTTTTTTAAAAAGCATAATTTATTTTACCTCTTCAAAATCCTTAGAAGAAACTTTTCCTTCTTGTTTTAATTTACGGTTCAATTCTTTTATGGCCTTTTTAGTATATACTTTTACTGGTGCAGGTTCAATTTTTTTAGCAATTGTTTTATCTTTTTTTGCCAATTTTCTCAAACGTTCTTCCTGTTCTTCTTTTTGTTCTGCTTCGCTTTTAGCCTGTCGTGTATAACTTGGCATCATATCGTTTAATTCTAATAGATCGTCTCGAATATTTTGATTTTTCTTTTCAATGTTTAAGATACGAGTGAACGAGTTTGTAATAGCCGCTGTATAATATGCAAAAGGATTTTCTGATTTGCTTTCATCAAACTGTAGACCAATTTGACTCAATTGCACCAACGCTTGTGAACGCATCTCGTCCACGTAGGTATATCCTCGCCAGTTGCTTCTACTGCTGTATCGTTCTGCCAGTTTCATAAACATCATAGCCAGTTTGTTGGTGATACGACCATGCTCATGACTGAAATAGCCGTTCTCCATACCACCAATCCAATGACTTTTGCCCACACATACCAATTTGTCGTTGTCATCGAACTTGTAGTGTTGGAATGGAGGAAAATTAACTTTCACGTGATGATCTGCTCGTGATTTAGGATTCTTTTTTCTATCAGCATCTGTGGTGATGTGATCGAATGTCATCACTCTAAACACAAGATCTGTTTTTTTAATCTTTCTAGGACTCACTGTAAAGTCGCTCATTTTAAGTCGTTTGCTTCCACTCTGTTTGGCAATAGCCCAAGCTTCATCGGTTAGACGTTTGGCCTGTACTTTTCTGGCTTTAGCCACATTGGCATCGTTGATTTTTTTAATATCAGTCACAATTAAATCGTATTGATCATACTCAGGCGCTACGTATGAACAATAGGAGTTTTTACTTCTGTGTATTTCTAACAACAGATCTCTGTTGTTCAAGTAATTTACTCGTTTCATAATTTTCCTTAATCCTTTGTTTTTAAACTATATTGGGTGTTTTTTGCTAGTAAAATGCGCCTAAAATTTTGCCTATAAATACAATATAAAGTAATGTAAATGTAACAGAATTTTAATGCTATGTCAATGATTGATAACAACAAAAAAGGTACATTTGGAGATGCACTATCTAAAACAGGTGGTGCTATTTTTAATAAAACACTAGGCAGACTGTTTGGGGCAGGATTACCAATTGGCGGTGAAAGCACCCAAGATAGAATGATGGCTAGAGCAAGATGGACCAGATCTGAAGCTTCAGATTTTAGAGTCAAAGTAGTATTACCTTCTAATAGTCCATTAATGATCGAATTCTTTGGTGGAACAAAAGATTCTGTGAAGTCACAACTATTAACTGATTGGGACACGCAAACAACATCTGGATCAAATAATCCTATACTATCTCCTTTGGCTGATTCAGGAGGGGTGATATTTCCTATAACTCCAGGTATAATTATAAATCATACGGCATCATACTCTCCATTGAATATGCCACATAGTAACTATCCTCATTATGCATATAATCATAGCGAAGTACCGAGTTTCACAATTACAGCAGAATTTCCTGTACAAAACTCCGATGATGCACGATATTGGGTAGCTATGTTACATTTCTTTAGATCTGTAACCAAAATGTTTTTTGGAGGAGAAGACGCATTTAAAGGTAACCCTCCACCGATATTACATCTGTCAGGATACGGAGATCACGTGTTTAATAATGTACCAGTAGTAGTAACAGGATTCAGTATTGATATGAGAAGCGATGTTGATTATATTTGTACGCAACAACAAACTACTCCAAGAATAAATGTTGATAAAAAATTTATAGTTGATCCAGGATTAAATAAATCTTGGGCACCAACATTAAGTACATCAACAGTTCAATTACAACCTATCTATTCTAGAGATAGTGTTAAAAAATTTAGTTTACAAAAATTTGCATATGGCAGTATTGATGATAACAGTAATAACGGTAATAAAATAGGATTTATTTAATGGCAACATACAATAATACCAGTCCATATTTTAGTACTGGTCAAAATAATTTAAGTTTAGATATGTTTGTTCCTAGAGCTATATCTGCAGACCAAGACGATATATCCTACACTATAGATAAAATTTACGCATACAGACCGGATCTTCTTGCATACGATTTATATGGCACTCCGAGATTATGGTGGGTGTTTGCTCAAAGAAATCCAGATGTCATTGAAGATCCTATTTACGATTTTGCTCCAGGAAAAATTATTCGAATACCTAAAAAGAGCAATCTAAAAAAAAATTTAGGATTATAAAATGGCAATCATCGACTCGATATTATATTCTAACAGAGATTCTAACAATGTGGGATCAACAATTGATGAATCGGAACTACATAAAAATCCACTTCATCAATATGCTAGTTATAATTATTTGTTCACTTTAAGTGCATTAGGAGAATATGATTTAAAAAATCCATTGAATATTATTGATCGTGCTCCTACTAATGTTGTTGCCCGTTCAGCAGGTATAGGAGTAGAAGATGCGTATGTTGAGGCAAATGAAGTTGCTGACATAATATCTAATGTTGGATTAACAAAAAAACAAGAAACGTATATACAAAGATCAAAATCTATATTAAATCAAAACAGAGATATATATTTTGAATCAGTTAATATAGAAACTGTACATTCTTTCAATCCAGAACGTAGATCTGCCGCAGTGGGAAAAATTAAAATAATATTGAATGAACCCACAGGAGTTACTCTTTTAGAAAAATTAAAAGCCGCGGCATACAATCGTGGTTACACAGATCACGTGGATGCACCTTATTTGTTAACGTTAGAATTTAAAGGATTTGACGAATTTGGAAACGATCGATCTATAGATAAAAACGAAGGTAAAAAATGGATTCCTATAAAAATTGTTCGAATGAATATTAAAGTTGATAAAGCAGGAGCAACGTACGATATAGATGCTATACCATATAATGAAGCAGGCTTTTTAAACAGATACAATTATGTAAGAACTTCTATTAAACACATGAATGCAGATTCTTTAAGAAATTTTATGTCTAATTTTGAAACAGCATTGAATACTCAAAATATTAAAGAAGGAGATGCAGGATTATTTACAAAAGGAATGGAAGACAAATATAAAATTCTTGTGCATAAAGACTTTGCTGATAAACCTTTATTTCATAAAGGTCAGCAAAATACTAGTAAGGTACCTGTAGGAACAACGACACAAAGAGGTTACACTACCGGAAGTGCCTCTGATATAGCCGCCGAAGCTTCTCTTGAAACCGGTGAGCAAATTTCAGATGTAACGCAATATCGATGGATAGCAGGAGGACAATCTGCTCCGGGAACTGCTATTATAAAAGTATTAGAAGATGCAATGCTGACTTTACAACCGGTTCAAGATGTGCTTGAATCTTGGGCTCAAAAAATAATTGATAAAGCAGATAAAATAAAAGCAGATACAAAAGAGACATCTGTTAGTATTCCGGTAGGAGAAGGAGAGAGTTTCAGAAATGAGACATCTCTTACGTCTGTAAGTTATGTAACAGGCGATGCTTTTCAAAATATAAATGATAAAGATTATTACGTTGATTGGTTTATAATCAAATCTTCAATCGAAACCGATGTTGGAAGATTTGATAAAAAAACCATGCAACATCCAAAAATAATAACTTATTTTATTGAACCATATAAAATACACGTATATAGATTAGCTAGGCCCGGAGTTACTTTTGGTAGTGCTAATTATATTAAAGTAAAGAAAAAATACGATTATCTTTTTACAGGTAATAATACAGACGTATTAGATTTAGATATTAATTATAAAGTAGCCTACTATCAATCAAGATTACGACCAAAAAACGAAAAGAAAAATAACGAAACCGATCCTGCCCCAACACTGATTTCTACAGTGTTTGGTGATGATATCGATATTGATAATGGATTGGATTTAAGGTCTTATCCTGCAGGTGTTAAAAATTCGACATCAGGTATATTTGGAGATGAAAATAAAGCCGAAGCAGACTTGTTTATGGATGCCTTAGCAAATCCACAAGCCGATATGGTTAAGGTAGATTTAAAAATTATAGGTGATCCAGCGTGGATTGGAGTAAGTCAATTTTTTAATTTAAATATAACATCTTCTGATATAAAAAGATTAAGAGACGACGACGGGGGAGAGTATGATGCTCCATTGTTATCTGATGATATGAAATCCTTACTAGATGCGGTAGGGGGGTCATGGAACAATAAGTTTCGATGTTTTAATTTTGATACTCATGATCCTATTGTACGTTTAAATTTTGTTATGCCAGGGGATTTAAATGATGTACAAGGAACATATGAACTTGGAGGAACCAAAAGTGCTATGTTCTCCGGATTATATCAAGTATATAAAGTAAACAGTTCTTTTAACAGTGGAGCATTTACACAAACCTTGCATATGACTAGATTTAGAAATCAATCTAACGGAGATGCAACTAAACCTATGGTAAATTCTTGGGTAATAGATACTTCAGGAAAGGTTATAGATTTTTCTAAAATAGATGTGTCTAGTACCAACGAAGAAGTTTTAAAATCAGCTAAAAATCAAAAAGTAGCGGCAATATTAAATTCATTATTAGATCAAAGAAAATCGATTCAGGTTGGAAAATACACTTTTAACCCAACAGAAGGAGCAGACACTTTTTAATTAAAGTTAGGATATTATTATGGTAGGATTAACACCGTTTTTAAGTGGAGATACAGCAACACCGCATATACCTAAACAAACCTCTGACGGAGCTAGAATAGATCCAGGTCCGTATCTAGCTATAGTAAAATCTAACATTGATCCAACCAGAATGGGTAGATTAAGTGTATTGATTCCATCTTTAGCCAATACCTATAGACCGTCAGGAGAACAGTTAATTGTGTGTGATTATCTCTCTCCTTTTTACGGAGCAAAAACAACAAGATATTTAAATCAAGACAAACCCTATGATTATAAATCATCACAACATTCTTATGGAATGTGGATGGTACCACCAGATATAGATACTAAAGTATTAGTTATTTTTGCAGAAGGAAAAATAGAACAAGCATATTGGATTGGGTGTGTACAAGATCCTTTAATCAATCACATGGTTCCGGGCATTGCGGCTACAGAATTAACTGGGTTATCAGAAGGTGTAGACGAAGACAGTAAAGAATCTGTGTATGGAACGTCATCGTTACCTGCAGGAGAAGTTAATAGAACAGTATTAGATAGATTGGGAGGTGCAGTATCTGAAGCAACTTTAAGAAAACCAATTCATCCTTTTGCAGAAACATTGAGAAGACAAGGTTTAATTCAAGATACTGTTAGAGGAACAACAACGTCTTCGGCAAGACGAGAGTCTCCAAGTCAAGTATTTGGTTTTAGTACTCCAGGTAGAAGAGATCCAGACAGCCGAACAGAAGACATGGGTGTCGATGGAACAAATCATAGAGAAGTAATAAATCGATTAACCGGACATACTTTTGTTATGGACGACGGAGATGCTTCCGGAAGAAACCAATTAGTTAGATTAAGATCAGCATCAGGACATCAGATTCTTTTAAATGATACAGCTGGTGTAGTCTATATTGCAAATGGATCGGGTAATGCTTGGATGAATTTTCATCAAGACGGGTCAATCGATCTTTATTCTGCAAGTTCGGTAGCAGTGCGTTCTTCAGGTAATATGGATTTTCATAGTGATGCTAATATTAATATGTTTGCTAAAGAACAAATTAAATTTGCCGCAGGACAAAAATTAGTGATAGATGGCGGACAACAAATAATGACATATGCTGATTATGATATTTTAAATCAATCTTTAAAAGGCAGTGTTACAACTAAAGCACCAGAAGGCGCAATTATTTCGTATGCTGGCGCAATGCAATTGCATATGTCAGGCGGACAACATCATTTAACTGGTTCTCAAGTACATTTTAATAGTATGGGCACAAGACCAGATTTAATTTCAACATTTTATAGAACAAGATATTATGATCAATCTGGTACAGGCACATTAAATACTCCTATTCCTGATGTAGATATTACTAAAAAACTTAAAGGTATACCTTTAAAGGTAGACCAAAATCTCAATATTAGTGTAGACGGTATGCGTGTACCCACACACGAACCTTTCTGGGCTCACAGAGATAAAATTGTATCGTTTGTTGGAGGTAAACCTAGTACATTAGGAGCAGTTCCAGGAACACCAGAATTTATTTCACAATTAAACAGAACTCATCCAAATGCAATGGTAAGAGCGGCACAGATGCAGGCGGATATGAAAGTACATTTAGAAGGATTAGGTTTGAGTAACGGCACAGCTGATATTACTAAATTACAATCGATAGCCACTAACTATATTGACAACTATGCGAAAGATTATAATCTTCCAGCTAGTTTAAATTTATCACAAACAACAGAAGCGATTAGTTCTATAGTAAATCAAACGGTAGGATCGATAACAGGCGAATTTAAAAATTTATTACAAAATCAAATTTTTGTAAATCAAGGAGGCAATTTATTTACAGCAGGTAATTTAAATCAAGCAATATCAGGAACAGTATCAGGAGCAATTGGAGACTTAACGTCGGTGGACAGATACATAGCATCGGCTGGCAATGTACTTAAAGCAAATCTTCCAGAGTCAATATCTGGATTAGGATTAAACAATATTACAAGTGTACCGAGTAGTATATCAAATATAACTGGTATAACACAAGGAATAAACGTAGGTAATATAACAAGTCTTACAAGCAATCTGTCTTCTAATAATCTTACTTCTGGAGTGATTAATTCGATTACCTCTCTAGGTACTCCTTATTTAAATAATACAGGAGGACAAAATCTTCCAGGTGTTATTGGTGGCGGTATTGGCGGAGGGGTTAATAACATTCCTGGAATGGGATCGGTTGTAAATACAGTAACTGAAACTTACAAAAATGTTGTAGGTAGTTCAGTAACAGCAGTGACTCAAGTTACTAGTTTAATGAGTAATGTTGGATCAAAAATTGCTACTGTAGGAAGAAGTATAGGAAAAATGTTTGGATTATAAGTATGGCACAAGATAATAAAGTTACATTTAAACAATCTCAAGTATTCAAAGGATTTAGTTCACGAGCCACTAATACCAATTATAAACTCTATGATTTTGAATTGATTAAACAAGATTTAATTAATAGATTGAATGTACGCAAAGGAGAGCGAGTAGAAAATCCAGAATTTGGCACAATTATCTATGATGTATTGTTCGAACCGCTTACTGATGCTGTTAAACAAGCAGTGGCGGACGATATTGCTAATAATTTAAATGCTGATCCTCGCATATCTGCACAAGAAATTCTAGTATCTGAAGCAGAACATGGCATATCAGTACAAGCCACAATTACCTATATACCGTATAATATCACCGAAAAATTGCTGTTAAACTTCGACGAAAACTCTGCTAGGGGTTTGTATTAATATACGCAGATTATAACGCCAATAAATACCCTTATACAAAGAGTATTAATACAAAATGGCCACAACAGATAGACAAAACCGATTATTAGTCGCCGAAGATTGGCGTAAAATCTACACCGCTTTCCAACAGGCAGATTTTAAATCCTACGATTTTGAGACACTCCGTAGAACCATGGTGGCTTATCTTCGAGAGAACTATCCAGATGATTTTAACGACTACATTGAGTCTTCAGAATATGTGGCACTAATTGATCTTATCGCCTACGTGGCACAATCACTATCATTTAGAGTGGATCTAAATGCTCGAGAAAACTTTTTAGAAACTGCTGAAAGAAGAGATTCGATATTAAGATTAGCAAGACTGATCAATTACAATGTCAAAAGAAATAAACCTGCTACAGGACTATTAAAGATTGTTTCTCTGTCAACTACACAGTCAGTAGTAGATAGTTCTGGAGCAAATTTAGCCAATACAACTATTATATGGAATGATGGAACGAACAGCAACTACAGAGAGCAAATGATCAATATTCTTAATGCCGCAAATGTAGAAGGGCAAAAATATGGAAGACCATTACAGTCAGACTCCATCGGCGGTATAAACACAGATGTTTATGTGTTGAATAGTTCAAATGCAAATGCTCCAATGTTTTCTTTTTCAAAAAATATAAGTGGAGTATCAAGAGATTTTGAAATTGTACCAAGTTCTATAACTAATTCAGAATCTATTTTTGAAGCACCACCATTACCTGGTGGAGCGATGAGTTATGTGTATCGTAATGATGGCGCAGGTGATTCCAGTCCTAATACTGGATTTTTTGTAATGTTTAAACAGGGAGTATTAGGAAGTATGGATTTTGAAATAGGTCAACCCACTACAAATTATTCTAAATATATCAATGTTGCTAATATCAACAACGACGATGTATGGTTATACGAGTTAGATGACTTTGGACAATTAGAAAAACTTTGGACTAGAATTCCTTCATTATCTGGAAATAATACAATTTATAATTCTCTATCTGCTAATATAAGAGACATTTATAATGTAATCACAAGAAATGGTGATGCTGTGGACCTTGTGTTTGGAGATGGAAACTTTTCAAACATTCCTTCTGGGGCATTTAGGTTATATTATAGAACTAGCGACAACGCAAGATATTCTATTCAACCTGCTGATATGCAGAATATTCAATTCGGAATACCGTATATAGATGCCAATGGCGGAAGACAAATATTAACAGTGGCGGCTTCGTTACAACAATCAATATACAATGCCACACCAACAGAGTCTAATACTTCAATAAAAACCAAAGCACCACAGGTGTATTATGCACAGAACAGAATGATCACTGCGGAAGATTACAATGTGATGCCTCTGTCAGTGTCACAGGAAATTATCAAAGTTAGATCAGTGAATAGAGCGGCAAGTGGTATTTCAAGAGCTAAAGAAATCATTGATCCAAGTGGAGCATATTCAAATGTGTCTGTGTTTGCCGATGATGGTATATTATACAGAGAAGAATCTACACCTCAATTTACATTTACGTTTGCTAACAGAAACGAAATTGCAGATGTGATTGGTCGTATGGTGGAAGGCAGATTGAAAGAAGCATATGCAAGACAATTTTTCTATTTAAAATATGGTTCTAAAGATTTAGAGCCATTAACTGCTAACTGGAACAGTACCACAACTGGCACGAACACTAACACAGGATATTTTGAATCAGCTGGTCCGTTGACTCTAGGCGATTATGCTACAAATAATTTGAAGTATGCTAAAGTAGGATCATTGATAAAATTTATATCACCAGATAGTAGACATTTTTTAAATGGCAAGTTAGTTACTGCTGGCACAACAGGAGCACAAGATCGTGCTTGGACAAAAATATCTGGAGTAGTATTAGACGGTGCTAATTCTGGAGTAGGCAATTTAGAATCAGGATTAGGACCAGTCACATTGAATGATACTATCCCCGATAATGCAGTGGCTAGTGCTGTGTTCCCACCATTTACTACAGTCTTTGATACAGCATTAAAAAATGATGTTATTGAAAGAATTGAAGCATATGAAGAATTTGGTTTGAGATACGACGAAGAAGATTCGGTATGGAAAGTTATCACAGCAACTAACATAGACGATACAAACATATTCAGTTTGAATAATACTGGTAATACAACACAGGCTAATTTAGATGCTAGTTGGTGGTTTAAATTTACAAACGACGGTAGTGTTTACACAGTGACATACAGAGCATTAGACTACGTGTTTGAAAGTGTTGGAAAGAATAAGTTTTATTTTGACAAAGCAGACAGAACCTATGATTATATTTCAGGTAGCACTGTTAAAGATGTTATAAGAATTTTAAAATGTAACACAATAACTAGTACTGGATTAGGTTTAAATTACACAATCGATTGGCAGATTGTAGATACTGTGGAAGAGAATGATGGATATCAAGACAACAGAAAAGTTAAAGTAGGTTTTTATGATGGAGATGACGATGGTGTTGTAGACAATCCAGACATATTTGATATCTTTGTTGAACCAGATACAAATGTCACAGCAAAATTTGTATTTTTTGAAAAATATATAGGCTATAACAATATTGAAAGATGGAGACCTTATTCGGCTAGTAATTTTGTTGTTACAGAAAATGAAAGCGATATTGTGTTGCCCGGAAATTATACAGATGGACAATTATTTTATTTCTACGGCGAATCTGAAAATATTATCAAAAAATTTGATGCTGATAATGTAGTTTTAAATACCACAACAGATTACAAAGCACACAGAGGTAGAAGCGACATAGAATTCCTATATAGACATACAGCAAGTCAGAGTACAAGAATTGACCCAGCACAAACTAATATTATGGATATCTATCTATTAGAAAGATCTTATGATCAAAGATTTAGACTGTGGTTACAAGAGGGTGGAGAACAACCAATACCTTCTACGTCGGATCAATTGCGTATCAGTTATGCAGGAGTTTTAGAACCAATCAAAGCATTATCGGATCAATTAGTATTTCATCCTGTAAAATATAAAGTGTTGTTTGGCAATCAAGCAGAAGAAAGATTTCAAGCCACATTTAAAGTAGTTAAAAATAATGCTACCAACGTAACGAATTCAGTAATCAAAACGAGAGTAATTCAGGCAATCAATGAGTTTTTTGCTCTAAATAATTTTGAGTTTGGAGATACGTTTTACTTTACTGAACTAGCGGCTTACGTACACAAACAACTAGCACCAGATCTATTAACAGTGGTTATAGTACCCAACCAAGAAGGTCAAGTGTTTGGATCACTATTCCAAATCAGCAGTGCTCCTGATGAAATTTTTGTCAGCGGAGCCACAGTTGACAACGTGGAAATTATTGATGCGGTTGGAGCAAACCAATTGTTAGCCAAAGGCACAGTGGTATCAAATACTACAGGATTGACAACAAACATCAGATCAACATCCGCAGTATCGTCTGTTACCACTTCTAGCACTGGTTCAAGATCCAGCACAGGTAGTAGTGGAACAGGATACTAATCATGGCGGATACTATAATAGATAGTCAAAGTAACGAAGTAGAAGTAACACAAAACGGAGTTACTCTTAGAAGAACTATTGCTCATCTTCCTGCATTCTATAGAACAGACGTTAACGAAAGATTTTTAAACAGTACATTAGATCAACTCATCCAGCCAGGAAAACTGGATCGATTAGACGGATTTGTGGGAAGAAAAGATGCATATACCAATGTGTCCACAGACAAATACATTGAGTCTGGATTAAAAGACCGAGATGATTATCAATTAGAACCCACAGTAACTTATATACAAAAAGATTCTTCATCGATTAATCCTGAAGATCAAGTTAAGTTCACAGCAACCTATGACGATTACATTAATCAAATCAAATATTTTGGCGGTAATGTTGACAATCACGACAGACTAAACAAAGAAAAAATTTATTCTTGGAACCCTTCGATTGATTTTGACAAATTAATTAACTATCGAGAGTACTACTGGCTACCAGAAGGACCAAATCCAATATTGATCACTAACAGTGGTCCTAACACAGTGACTGAAATTCAGGTAACACATCGAGCTCAAGAAGCATATTTGTTCAGCACATATCCTAAGATCGATAATCCAACAATAACTTTGTATAGAGGTAACACATATAAGTTTCTTGTTAACACATCAGGACATCCTTTCAGTATAATGACAGAACCTTTCAAAACAGGAGTGTCGGCTGATGACAGTACCTCAATTTTATATTCTACAGGAGTATCAGGTAACGGTGTTGAACAGGGGGTGTTAACATTCACAGTGCCTACAGGAGCACCGGATGTGTTGTACTATCAGTGTGGATCTCACGCCGAAATGAATGGTGCGTTTACAATTAAAACTATCACAGACACAAACGAAATTGATGTGTTACACGAAATTGTAGGTACAAAAAATTACACATTGCCTTCAGGAACAAAATTGTCCAATGGAATGAAACTGCGTTTTGACAGCAATGTAACCAATACAGATTACGCCACTAAAGAATTTTATGTAGAAGGTGTAGGTAGTTCAATCACACTAACAGACACTGCTAATTTAATTGTGTCAGGGGCTTATGCTCAACAACTTACAGAACCCTATGATGGTGTACCTTATGCAGACAGACCCTATTCTGTATCTTTTTATAGACCAGTTGAAAAAGATTATATCACAATTAAAAGAGACAGCATTGACGGTAATGCTTGGTCTGCTTATAACAGATGGTTTCACAGAGCAACAATTGAAGCCACAGCAGAAGAGATTGGCTATACACCTAACCTATTAGAAGAAGATAGAGCCAAAAGACCAATCATAGAATTTGATTCTGGTTTAAGTTTATATAATCATGGTATAGCGGCCAAACGACCAATCACACTAGTAGATAATGTAACTACAGACATATTTTCTAAAATGGTTAATCAAACAGGATACATTGTGGATGGTGTGCCATTAAAAGATGGTATGAGATTACTAGTGTTAGCAGATACAGATCCATTAGTAAACAATAGAATTTATCTAGTAAATTTTGTTAGTGTTGCTGGACGAGAAGTAACCACATTAAAATTAACAGCAGATTTTGATGCTCGACCACAAGACGGTGATAGTGTTAGTGTAGAAATGGGCCTTAAGTACCAAGGTAAAACGTGGTACTATAACCAAGATCAAAATACATGGATAATGGGACAAAGTAAGACAAAGTTAAATCAAGCACCATTGTTTAGAATGTTTGATGAACATCATAATGCTTTTGATGATCAAGCTGTTTATGAAAATTCTACATTTACAGGATCTAAGTTATTTGAATATAAAATTAGCGATACTGCACCTGTAGATCCTGTATTAGGTTTACAAATCAAATATAACACTATTAAAAATGTTGGTGATATGGTTTTCACCAGCGACTATTCTACAGATTCTTTTGAGTATCAATTAGCAGGAGAAATAAAAACAAGAAAATTTAATACTGGACATTATCATCAAGTGTTAGCCAGAGAAGAACACATCAGTCGAGTGGGTTGGTTACAACGAGCAGAAGAAAGTAAACAGAGAGTTGTAAGAATATTCACAGTAACTGATGCCACTGATAGAGCATTCCCTATAGATGCTTTTTTAAACAGTAAATCACTTACTGATTTATCTGTTGTAGTAGAAGTAAATCATGTGGTTCAAAACATAGAAGATGATTATGATTTAGTAGATGGACTTAGCAATAAGTTTGTTCAGTTTACTCACGACTTAGCACTAGGAGATTTAGTAAAAATTACGTCTTCGAGTTCTGCTCCTAAAGTTAAAGATCAAGGATTATATGAAGTACCTGAAAATTTATCAGTAAACCCGTTCAATGCTCAATTGGGAGATTTTACTTATGGACAAATATTAAACCATTTAAATGACATTAACGAAAAGAATACAGAAATTATTGGGGTTACACCAGGCAGTAGTAATTTAAGAGATTTAGGAGATATAAGAACCAAAGGCGGAACCATTATTAAACACGGAGCACCATTGCCTCAGGCTATGTTCTTATTGATCGATCCTAATGCTAACGCAATTAGATCATTAGAATATTCTGCTACAGAATATCAGAGATTTAAAGAAGGATTTTTAACTCAAACTACAGGCAAAACGCACGAAGGCTCTGTTACTGATAGAGTAGACGAAATTATTAAATCTATGACAACAAGTAAAGATAAGAGTTTTCCATTCTACTATGATGATATGATTGGATACGGTGAATCGGTGCAAACAAGAACATTTACAGTACAATCAGATGAACAAGTAGAATATGCAATTGAATCATATTTTAATCCAACACAATTAAGTAACAGAGCAGTATACGTTTATCTTAATGGCGAACAATTAATATTAGGCTCTGATTATACATTTAATATAGATTCGGATGGATTAACAATTAGTACACCTTTGACAGAAGGAGACATAGTCACAATTAAAGACTATGCTAATACCGAAGGAAGTTTTATTCCTTCAACTCCTACGAAATTAGGACTATATCCAAAATTTAAACCAGAACTAGTAGTTGATAACACATATAGAACTCCAACTAATATTATTATAGGTCATGACGGTAGCAAAACTGTTGCATTTGGAGATTATCGTGATGATTTATTATTAGAATTAGAAAAAAGAATTTATAACAATTGTAAAACAACATATGATCCTAACTTATTAGCAATAACAGATGTTGTTCCAGGAGCCTTTAGACAAACAGAATATAAAACAAAAGAAATTAACAATATAACGAGTTTAGATTTTTATAGTTGGGCTGGTACTAATGGTGTAGACTATCAAAAGAACGATTCGTATGATGAGCTTGATTCTTTTACATTTAATTATAGTAAAAATCGTAGTATTCTTTCAGGAGAGCAATTACCAGGTAACTGGAGAGGTATATATAAATTTTTCTATGATACTGATAGACCACATACTCATCCATGGGAAATGTTGGGCTATTCAGAAAAACCTACGTGGTGGGAAACTAATTATGGACCAGCACCATACACGGCAGGTAATGATCTATTGTGGAATCATTTAGAAATAGGCTATGACGTTAGTCTTAAAACTTCAGTAGAGAAATATAAAAGAACAGGATTAAGCAATTATCTACCTGTGGATGACAGCGGTAATTTACGAGCACCGATTCATATTGGATTAATTGATCAGTACCAAACTTTTGGCACACAAAATAAATGGAGTTTTGGAGATCATGGACCAGCAGAAACTGCTTGGAGAAGAAGCAGTCATTATCCTTTTGCTGTAATGAAGATGTTGGCCTTGACTAAACCTGCCAAATTCTTTTCATACTTCTTAGATAACAGTAGAATTGGAACTAACCTAGCAGGCAACATTATTAATACAGACACAAAACTAGCACCCACTCTTGCAGATGCTACTTTCTATCTAGATACTTCTGGATTGACTACAGGATACAACAGAACTGCTGGATATCAGCCATTCATTGTAAACTATCTAATTAAAAATGGATTAGACCCTGCTGTATATTTTTACGATAAGTTAAAAGGATTAACAGTTCAACTAGCCTACAAGTTAGGTGGTTTCACTGATAAAGACAATTTAAAAGTTTTAACAGACAGTATCAGTCCAAGTTCAACAGCAGGATCACAATTTATTCCTGAAGAAAACTACAAGATTGTATTTAGATCCAGTAATCCTGTGGAAACATTTGAATACTCTGGAGTGTTGGTTGAATTAAATTCAGCAGTATCGCGTGACGGTAGTACACTAGAAGGTGGATATAAAATAATTGGATATAATATTTACAAACCATATTTTAAAGTTCGTACACCAGTTAAAAATAATAATTTATACAATATTCAAGTAGGCAACTCTCGAGCAGTAATTTATAAAGACTGGAGCGAACGAGAAACTGTAATTCCGTATGGTACGGTGTTTAAGAATATTCAAAGTGTTGTAGATTTTCTAATAGGATATGGTAAACATTTAGAGACTCAAGGGTTTGTCTTTGATAAATTTTCAAAAGAATTAAAAGAAATTAATAATTGGGAAACTTCTGCTAAAGAATTTCTATACTGGACACGACAAGGATGGGCGGCAGGGTCTGCTATTACTTTGTCACCAGCATCTGATGGATTTGTAATACAGACAACAGAATCTATTATTAGTAAATTTAATGATATGTTTGGACAGTATTCGATATTGAATGCTAATGGAAAACCGTTAGAAGCCAAGTATCTTTCAACCAAGCGTATTGGCAATAAATTTTCTATTGATGTAAAAAATACAGAAGAAGGCATTTATAATATATCAATGAATGCTGTACAGAAAGAACACATTATATTATTTGACAATATCACAGTGTTCTCAGATATTATCTATCAGCTGGTCACAGGATTCCGTCAGAAGAGATTGAAACTGATAGGGTGGAAAACAGGCGATTGGAATGGAGATTACTATTCTCCAGGATTTATATTTGATGAAGCCAAAGTGAATAGATGGACTGCTAACACAGACTACCATATTGGCGATACGGTAGAATACGGTAATTATTTTTATGTGTCCAACTCTAATCATAATTCAGGTAATAAATTCGACCATGGGACATGGACAAGAAAATTAAACAAACCAGCGGCTCAACTTATTCCAAACTTTGATTATAAAATTTCACAATTTAATGATTTTTATAATTTAGAAACTAATAATTTTGATGAAACCCAACAGCAATTGGCACAGCATTTAATTGGATATCAATCGAGACCTTATTTAGAAAATCTATTTCAAAATGATATTTCACAATACAAATTTTATCAAGGATTTATTAAAGAAAAAGGCACACTTAATGCCATTCAAAAATTAGTTAAAGCTAAGTTTTATGGGGAGAACATCAATTTAAATGTATATCCTGAGTGGATGTTTAAAGTAGGAGAATTTGGCAGTTTAGACCAAGATAAGGTTGTACAATTCCTCATGGAAGATGACAAGTTTACCAACACAGTTCAAAGTATTGAATTATTAAATGATGAAAACTCTAGTAAAATCTACAGTAGATCTGCCGCAGTGTATCAAGACGAGATGCACTCCACACCTTTAGAATATGTAGCATCTGAAACATTTAAAAAATATGATTATACACGAGAAGGATATGATAGAGATGTTGTTCAAACATACAAAACAGCAGGCTATCCTAGATTGTTTGATGTTCAACACACAGCACTTAACGAGCGTGATTTATTAAACTTAGATATTAATAGAATTAGAAATAGTGATTTGATTTGGATTGCTAAAAAATCTAATAATGATTGGGACGTACAACGTATTACATATAAAGGTATTTCTTTAGTATCGGTTGAGCATCAAACAAATGATAATCTGTCGGTTCTTCAATTTAACAACAACCATGGATTAGAAAAAAATCAATATATTGCTATTGGCCACAGCCAAATACCAACGTTGAATAGAGTATATCAAGTACGAGAAATTTTATCTCAAAATTCTATTTTAGTAGATTCTCTTTTACGAGAAGCAGTGTCTTTGAATAACATCAATGCAGACGAATCTACAGTTTCAGTATACGGATTATTATATTCGTTCATTAGTATGAGAATGTCGGCACTAAATGATAGTACATCGATATTACCTTATAATGAATATCGTTTGGAAGATACAGTGAATCAAATTCCTGGTGATAAACTTTTTGTAGATAATCCCGGAGCAAAATGGAAAATATATGAAAAAACTAATCCATATGTTTACAAAAGATTAGCATCTATTGATCCAGAGTATAATCAAGAGTTTGGGTATCAAGCAATATCTACAGCTGACGGTAAGTTTTTAATTGTATCTGCACCAGGAGACAGAGGAGACACCAGCACCGGAATCAGTCCATATTCACAAGGTGTTGTTTATATCTTTACAAGAGACGAAACCACTGCTGGTACTCTATTCCAGTCTGTTAGATCGTTTACAATGACAGATAGTGATACAGGTACAGGAAGATTGGGAGAAAGTTTATCACTCAGCACTGATGAAAACTTTATAACCGCAGGTGCTCCTTATGCTAATATATTGTCTTCGGATGGTAGTACACGAATCAGTAATTCTGGAATAGTTCATATGTATGCTTGGTCTAACACGATAAGATCTTACGAAGAGTTTACAAAATTTACTGCACCAGAGAGTGATATGACATCGGGGTTAAATTATGGTTGGGCTCACGTGGTAGCAGAACCAACAGAAAATAGTAATAGAGCAACAAGACAGAAATATCTATTAGTATCTGCACCTGGTTATAATACTGATACAGGAGTGGTATATCTCTATACATACACACCGGTTGGAGATAGTACAGTATCGGCATGGACACAGGACAACACAATAACCAGTAGTGAATCTGGAATATACAAACGTTTCGGTCATAGGATGTCAATTAATGATAATGGTGATATTCTTGCAATATCATCGATTAGTTCGAGTGATTCAGGTATGGTTGAAATTTTTGTTAGAAGTGATACAGTTAGCGGAGATAGCACACTGCCAGGTTTCACTCACGTACAAACATTAAGGGGTGTAAATTTTGAAGATAGCACTGCAAATACTAGATTTGGTGAGAGTATTTCAATGACTAAAGACGGAAAAACTCTTGTAATTGGTGCGCCTGGAATAGATAATAGTTTACAAGCAGATGCAGGAGCAATCCACATTTATAAATGGGACGCAAATAATGATTCTACTCAATCTTATACTCTAGACCAAACTATTTTATCACCAGATACAGCAATCAATATGCAGTTTGGATCTACAGTACATATTAATAACAATGCCACAAGAATTGTAATTGGCGCACAAGGTTATGCTAATACTAGAGATATGTTGTTTGACAATGGTATGACAACGTTTGATTTACAAGATACACAGATTGTAGATTTGAATACAGGATCGGGCGGAGTATTTACAGCAACCAAATATAATGACGATTTTTTATTAGATGGAAAATTGGTTACAACTAATGTGTCAGGTGGGGACAAATTCGGCAATTCAGTATTTGTTATTAATGATACAGTATTTGTGGGTGCTCCAAACGATGATACAATAACTTCTGACATTTCTACAAGAGAAAATGACGGAATGGTTGGTGTGTTTGATTTAAAAAAATCAGGTCAATATTCTTGGAAAGTATTAGAAGAAGAACCAGAATTGGTAGATAACAGATTGATTGAAAGTGCTTTTATATTTGATAAAGCAGAACAAAAAATTAAAGGCTATTTAGACTACTACGATCCAATTAAAGGTAGAATATTAGGTCTTGCCGACAGAGAAATTAACTACAAAACAGAATGGGATCCTGCTGTATATGATGTAGGAACAAGTGGAAGTACTGTACAAAATACAATGTCTTGGGCAGAAAATCACGTGGGAGAAGTATGGTGGGATTTATCTAAATGTCGTTGGTTATGGTACGAACAAGGAGATCAAGAATATAAAACTAAACACTGGGGAAAACTATTTCCAGGTAGTGTCATAGATATATATGAGTGGGTTGAAAGTAAACTAACACCTGCTCAATGGGCTAATAGTGCAGATACTGCTCCAGGATTAGCAAGAAGAATATCTGGACAACCATTGTATTCAGATAATTCAACATATTCTGTAAGACAAAAATATGATTCAAAGTTAGATGGATTTATTAATTACTATTATTACTGGGTTAAAAACTCTGTGTTCTTACCTAATCCTGCAATATCTGTAGTTACAAGAAAAAATACTACTGCATATGTTTCAAACATTATTGCTAATCCTTTAGCTAGTGGTATACGATATTTCACAGTATCGGATGTCAACAAATTAATTACATTTAATACTAAATTTGATCTAATTAATAGTAATACGGTATTGAGTGTAACATACAAAGACAACAATAGTGAGGATATGGGAGATTCTCATTATGTCTGGAAATTAATTAAAGAGGGCGATCGAGAGGATAGACCTGGAGAACAGATTGAGAAAAAATGGTGGGATAGTTTATCTGGACAAGATCAAGACGGTAACGAAGTACCTGATATTAATGTTCCTTTAGCACAAAGATACGGAAATAAAATAAGACCAAGACAGAGCTGGTATACAGATAGATTTAGTGCCTTAAAAGAAATAATTGATTATTCAAATTCTGTGTTAATCAAATATCAGTTAGCTAATAATATTCGATATAGTAATTTAAATGCCGCTGAAGCCGAACCTAATTTTATTTCTGGAGAATGGGACGAAGCAGTAGACACATATGCTGATTTAACTTATATAAACACTCAAGATATCAGCGGTACTCTTAATGTATTAGTTCATAACGACGAACAATTTAATCAAGGTTATTGGTCAATATATCACTGGGATGGTCGTGAATGGATCAGAGTTAGAGTACAAACTTACAAAACTAGTGCATATTATGAGCAAGTGGACTGGTACGCTCCGTCATATAACGAAAATAAAATTATTGAAAAACAAATTCAATATCAATATCAATTAGAATTAACAGAGGTATCACTGGGTGATTATGTTAAAGTATTGACAGCAGACACAGGTGGTTGGAAAATATTTGAAAAAACCAAAGACGAATTTGTTAACGTGGCCACACAAAATGGCACAATTCAATTGAAAAAATCTCTTTATAATTATAATTTAGAAAATACTGGTTATGCTGGAACAAATCCATATGATGCTACATTCTTTGATAGAGAACCTCAACTAGAGTTAAGAAATATAATGAAAGCTCTGAGAGATGATTTATTTGTGGGAGAATTGTCGGTAGAATATAATAATATTTTCTTTATAGGTGTTAGAAAAGTATTAGAACAACAGCAGTATGTAGATTGGTTAGTACGGACATCTTTTATAAATGTATCTAATATACTACGAGAACTAGATCAAAGAAAGAATTACAGAGTTAATACTGAAAACTACGTGGAAGAATATATCAACGAAGTTAAACCGTTCCACTCAAAAATTAGAGAATACAAGTTAGGATATACAGGTACAGAAACACAAGACGGTATCTACACAGACTTTGACTTACCTGCATTCTATGATGGAAACACGATTAGAAATATAAATTTATCCACAGACATTCTTACTTTAAACACATATCCATATCGTTTCTGGAGAGACAATTACAAAAAATATGTGACTGAAATAGATGTGGTTCATGGAGGTAGTGGTTATATTACTGCTCCAACAGTGACACTGGTAGGTGGAACAACAAAAACAGTAGGACCATTCACAGTGCTAGGTACTAGTACGTCTGGTAGTACCAGCGGATCATATGGTTACTTCTATCCATTGTACACAGCACAGATTGATGCCAACGTGGCAGATGGACAAGCGGGTGGTTCGAGCACCAGTGATAAGTTTACATTCTCAGAATTCCCTGGTACAGATTTTTATATGCCAACCACAGGACAGAATACAGGCAAAGTGGATAGGCCGTCTGCTTATGATGTTTACACAGCATCTGATGTGGATCAAGCCACTGCCAAAGCCACTATTAGAGAGGGTGCTGTGGTTAGAATCACACTGTTAACTAACGGATCAAATTACACAGCCACCCCTCGAGTGGTGATTACAGGTGGAGGAGCCAACGGAGTAACACCGTCTGACACTGCTAGAGCCTATGCTGTGCTTAGAAATGATCTTGTGAGAGATTTAAGTACAACAATCAAATTTGATAGAGTTCAATCCACAGCCACAGTGTTGACTTGGACAGCCAATACTGCGTATGCTTACAATGATCTAATACGATATGAAAATTCTTTTTACAAAGTCACAACAGGCTACACTAGTACTGATAAGTTTGATGAAGGATTGTCAAATCTTGTTAAATTGAGAGGTGATGAACCATATATTACAGCCGCAGAGAGAACTCTAGGATTCTACACGCCTACCGCAGGTATGCCAGGCAACGAATTGTCTCAGGTAATGACAGGCGTGGACTATGGTGGAGTGATGGTTACAGGTCTAGCATTTGACAACAGTCAAGGTTGGGACGCTTCTCCTTGGTATGATTTACCTTGGGATGGTTACGGATTAAGCAGAGTCAAAGTGTTTTATGGTGACGGAACAACCACACAGTTTACTTTTGATGTGGCTCCAACATATCTAGATGTATACACAATATATTTTACAGATATCAGTGATTCTTCTGGATTGTATCCAGCCGCGGTGGCCAATGTTAATAGAAAAAGACAAGTGTCGCAAGTGATACGAGGAGATGGATCCACTAAAACATTTACAATTGTGGGAGATAATGGTTCTCCAGCGTCCGCGGACACATACATTGAATTAATACCTTTTGAAGAAGACGGTGTAGCAACTCCTACAGATGACAAAACATTGGACAGTTTAGTCAGTGGTGGTTTATTTAAATCAGCATTGGGAATATCTCCAAGTGACATTATTGTTGAAGGTGATGCGTTCTTAACACCAGAAACGTCGTACTCACCAGAAGAAAATCTTCCAGGATCAATATTTGACACATTAGATATTAAAGTTTATCAAGCACCAGAATCTGGATTACCAAATATATTAGTTAAAAGTTATTTAGGAGACGGAGCAACTGATACTTTTAGTACAGGTAGACGTCCAGGATCATTAGCATCGGTGATAGTTTCAGTAGACGGAGTAGCACAGAGATTAAACACAGATTATACAGTAGATATAGCAAACAATACAATTACATTTGCATCATCGCCAGCATCTAATTCTAAAGTATCTATTAAAACATTTGCTGTTTCGGGTACAAATTATATGATTTATCAAGAAATTGTTGGTGATGGGTCTACAAGTACATTTTTTACTCCGGCTAGAGAAACATACCAATTTGATAGTTCTTTAGCACAATTATATGTACTAATTGACGGAATACCTACAACAAATTACACCTATGTTGTACTTGATAAACAAATTGTTATTACTTTCCATAATGGGGATGGTAGCACTGCAAGTCCTCCGTCTGCAGGATCATTAATACAAATAAGTTCATACAATCAGTCAATTGGTAGTGGTAGAGCATATACAGAAATACGTTCTGAAGAAATTACATACGACAGTACTAATGACGTTTATACTTTAACATATCCAGCTGGAGCAATTGGTCCTTACTCAAGTTCTACAATTTTAGAACATCAAGGAAAAATATTACGAGGACCAGACAACACTTATTATAATGGTGATGGGTCAACAACATTGTTCTCATTCTCAGGATATGCTGGCTCCACAGAAGGAGATAGTACATCAAGTGGATATAGAGATACGATATCAAACGAGACAAAAAATATTATCAATGCTCCAACAACAGTAGATTCATTTCTAAAAACAACATATCACAGTGCTTGGTATCTAGGAGTAACATTAGAAGAAGTAAGTGGAGAGTTAGCTACAGCCAAATATTCTTTAGTACACAATGATATAGATGCGTTTGTTTCTACAACATCGTTAACACCAACAGGATCAGAAAATCATATCGCAGTAACTGGAGACATTGAATCAAATACAACAGTGCGATTATTAGGTACAGGTGCTTCCACACTAAACTCTGCTTCTTGGTACAGAATTGGTTTAGGAGACAACACAGTTTCTAACACCATTGATCCAAATGTATCAACTATTGAAATAAATCCAGTTACTTCGTCTGGCACAACATTGGATAGTTTTAGTATTTCTACATATCGAGGCGCCAAATATTATATTTCAGTAAACGAAATAGGATCAACAAAAAGAAGCAACATTGAAATTTCTGTAACGCACAATGGCACTGATGCATTTATATCATCTTACAATATTATTAATACTGCATCAGATTTGATGACGATAACTGCTAATATTGTAGGAAGCAATTTAGTAGTTACTGGAACAGCAGTATCAAATAATGTAGATGTAAATCTATACAGAGTTATTTTAACCGATACTGAAGTTAGTAACGGTTCGACGCTGATAGGTTCAGTCACAGTGAACAGTGGTTCAACACAGCTGGATTCATTTGTAACATCAGCATACACTGGTGCACATTATATTGTGTCAGCGTGGAATCCTACCGAAGGAGCAAGTTCGTTGTATGAAGTAACAGTGGTTGGACAAAATGGAAATGCTTTTGTATCTGCGTATGGAGTTAACAGTAAAGATAGTACGCAATTAGAGTTCAGTGCGGACATATCAGGTAGCATCATAACGCTTAATGCTAGTTCAACATCAGGTAGTGGCACAATAGTTAATGCATACAGGGTTGGATTGTTAGCGACACCAGGTGGTGCTGTGATTGATCCTAACAAAGTGAGAGTGTATGTTAATGGTGCTAAGAAAGATTTATACTCGGACTACACTGTAGATATTGATGCTAAAACAGTTAATCTCACAATTCCTCCAGCATCAGACGACATAGTTGTTATATCAACAATTGTAGGAACTCATTACTATGATAAGAACGATCAAATAATACTACAACCAGACAATATGTCTGTGGACGGAATAACTCTATCACACGGAGATACAATTAATGCAATAACATTTAATAATGTTGCAGGAATGAATCAAAGAAGAGAAGTGTTTGTTGGAAACTCTAGTGGAGAATTTACAATATTTGGTCATCCTTTAAATGCTGATCACGTGTTTGTGTGGCTAAATGGGGAAAGTTTAGTGCAAAATTATGATTGGACTATAGCTGGTTCGTTCTTAAGTATTCCTAATAGATCATTAACAAATCAGGACAGAATAGATGTAATGTATTTTGATGAAAGATTTGATGCACAATCAAAAATGGAACAAGTTAGTTGGAGAATCTTTAAAGATATGCTTAATAGAACATTCTATAAGAGAATGAACATATATGAAACAGCAAACTTGTCTATAGATTTATTAGATGATAGTACAACAATTACTGTAGACGACGGAAATAAATTAACACCAGTTGACGGTAGTACTCAACTACCAGGAGTGGTTTATATTGGTTCAGAAAGAATAGAATATTTCTATAAATCAGGCAACGTTTTATCGAATATCAGAAGAGGTACATTAGGCACAGCAATACAACCACATAGATCAGGATCACGAGTTATAGATGCTTCTGGAAGACAGACGATACCGTATGCTGATACTGTGTATACTAAAAAACACATAGCTGATGGTGATACCACAAGATTTATTTCATCATTATCAGTATCTTCTCCATATGAGATAGATGTATTTGTGGGGGGTAGAAGATTACCATATCTCAACGAAGACAGCAGTGCTAATTACACTGTGGATACTTGGGATGGTAGTAGTGCTAACATAGTATTAACAGAAAAACCAGCATCTGGTGTAGAAGTTAAAATTATACAGAAAAAAGGTAAAATATGGTACGATCAAGGGGATGGTACAGCCACAAACGGACGTGGTTTTAACAAGTCTGATACTGCTCAAGCTCAATTTATAAGAAATGGGTCGGGCATAGTATTTGGTAGAGGCCAGTACAGTATAGAGTAATAAATACAAGCGATGGACAAAGAGAATAAACAAATACAACAAGAAAAAACAGAGAAGAAAATGAAACAATCAAAACCTCAGGATAAATCAGGCATCAAAGTAGAGGGACATATCAAAATTTGGGATCCTACTTCGGGTGAAGTTATTGTGGACAAAAGAAATGCTATTCATTATGAAAACATGAGTATAGCATTGGCTTCGAGTTTAGCAGATAGGACAACAGGATTTATTCATGAAATGGCTTTTGGAAACGGTGGAACCACAGTGGATCCAACAGGGATTATCACGTACCTAACACCAAACACTACAGGAAGTAACGCAAGTCTTTATAATCAAACATATTACAAAGTGGTAGATGATAACTCTAGTGGAAATAAAGATACTTCAAGAAACAAAATGGAAGTTCGACACACAGCAGGTAACAAATATACAGATATCGTTGTGACTTGTACTCTAGATTACGGTGAACCAGCTGGACAAGCGGCTTTTGATAATACAACAGATTTCAATGACACATTTGTTTTTGATGAGCTAGGTTTAAAATCTTTTGAAGGTACAGAGAACGGAAGTACAAATAAACTATTGACTCACGTAATTTTCCATCCTGTGCAAAAATCTTTAAACAGATTAATACAGATTGATTATACTTTGAGAATACAATCATTAACAACTTTTACGGAATAATGTAAATGCCATATACAGTAAACAAAACAGACTCAACTGAATCTCCCAATCAATACACAGTACAAGATTCGGTTGTTAACACACAAACTGATGTATCTTTTGTAGGAAAAGGTTATGCTGGATATGGAGAAGTCATTGCTGAAAATTTTTTACATCTATTAGAGAATTTTTCTAATGCAACAGAGCCTACAAAACCAATCAAGGGACAACTTTGGTTTGATTCTAGCACGTCGAAATTAAATGTATTTACAGGTAGTAGTTTTCAACCTGTGGGTGGGGCAAACTATACTTCAAGTACTCCTGTAGGATTAAAGGCAGGCGATTTATGGGTAAATGCTACTACTCAACAATTATATTTTAACAACGGTGCTGAAGATGTTTTAATAGGACCGCCTACTTCAACGGACAGTGGATTTACTTTTGAAACTATTGAGTCTTCTATAGATGAGAGCAAGAACATAACGTACTTAAACAATAACAACGTTTTAATTGGAATAATCAGTGACGAAGAATATATTCCTAAAATAGATATTCCAGGATTTGCTACAATCAAAAAAGGAATTGTATTAAGCACAGATTCAGAGTTAGATGCAAAGTTTCATGGTATTGCTACAGATGCAGAAAGATTAGGCGGATTAACGTCTGATGTTTTTTATAAAGTAACTGGAGGAAACCTTACAGGAAAAATGAACATCCGTTCGGATGAAGGGTTAAACATCGGTGCTGACGACGATTTTAAAATTACAGTAGAAACAACAGGTGATGTTAATATTATCAATGATACCAATAACGGTGATTTAAGATTTAGGATCAAAGATGGCGGAGTACCTACAACGGTAATGACTATCGATGGTGCAACATCTAGAGTGGGTATTGGCACAACAACACCGGGTTCAGAATTACAAGTAGTAGGTACAGTAAATGCAACATCTTTCACAGGACCTCTTACAGGTGCAGTTACTTCTACAGGAATAACGATGGTATCAGATGGCTCTATTGCTTTTGCAGGAGCTCTAGATGATAGTTATGAAACTACACTTCGAGCTTCAGAACCAACAGCAGATAACACAATCACTTTACCAAATAGATCAGGCACAGTGATAACATCTGGAGATTCAGGCACAGTAACTGGTAATATGTTAAAAAACAGAACAACTTTTCAAATATTAGATTCTGGTGGTGCAACACTAGTTACAATGTATGCGGCAGGATCAGCTACCTAATAGGTATGTTGATATTGACAAAGTTATATTATTCAATTACAATGATTAATAATTAAATTTATATGGCTATTAGAACACCACTATATTATGATAATTCCGGAGGAGCAAGTAATCCTATATTGAGAGAGATGACAGCTCTTCAGATAGATGAGATTAAAAATGCCTTTAAACAATTATATTTTCAATCACCGTCTGTGGCTTTATCAGTGGTTGGTTCTGCAGGTAATGTAGGCACAATGTATGATACTCGTTTACGAGCAGGTGATGTAGCAGTAGGAACATCAGCATTTCCAGCAGAAGCCATAACACAAGAACCACAACTGGTTCAAGTAGGATTGAGTAGAATTCAACAGACTATTAGTACTGATGCAGAACCGTCTAATGCAGGCAATATTGATTATCCAGTTTATTATTACGAAGACGTGTCAGGAAAACATATTGTAAAATCTATGACTTTACAAGATATGTATGATACATTTGCAAAAGATGTGGTCACTGACAATTTATCAGTAGGGGGAGCAGTATATACAGTATCAACCAGTACAACAGTTTCTGGATATACTGAAGTTAGTGGCAGTGCCACCCCAATTTATACAGATACTAGAGCAGACACATCTGCTTATAATGCAGGTGAAATTCCAGAAACAGATGAAAATACAGTGATACAAAATTATTACTTACATAAGAAGAATTATACCACACCAGCATATACTTCTCCGGCAAGAGTAACTCGATTAGGAAATATAATAACACCAGATACAACAACGTGGAATACTCTTTTTAAATCAATTATACGATACATAGTTGCCAATACAGAAGGATATCGTTTGCGTTATTCTATAAATGGTTCAGGAGTAATAAACGGAACCCAAATGACAGATACACGTTTAGAAGGTGGTGCAGGAACATATGCAACCTATCAAGCAGGTGCCGACGATTATAGAGCTCAAGAATTTCCAGATGGGTCACCAGTAGTAATTAATACTTACGGATTATACGTTAATCAAGAATAATGATATTAGACAAGGGACGATTTACTGAAGCAACATTTGCCAGCAGTAAACGTAATTTAATTTTGGCTATATGGTTTGATGAAGATAGCAAACAGTATCACGAAATAGCAATCAAACCAGATCTAAACGATAAAAATTATCAAAAATTATTGAATACATTTACTACAGATGAAATATCGATGATGACTGACCAAAAGAGAAAACTAAACAGTCAGAATTTTGAAACTATGGTTAAAGATGTAGCATTAAAATATCAATTAATTTATGATCCAGCAGTAACTAATCCTCAAGACAAATTAGTAATCGACAATATATTCAACACACCAGAAGGCAATGTAGGAACTGATATGCTGTTCAATATTAAATTAAAGATATTTGATCTACCTCAAGTAAAAGAATCTACCAATACTGAATTAAAGAAAAAACTCAGAGAAGCCAAAACCCCTTTAGAATCTCTCTATATTGCGGGTAAATTTTTATACGAATAAACTGTATTTTTCCCAAATATTGACTATACGATAAAAATTCATTATAATTATATTTGATTAACTTGATGCACAATCAAGAAAGATGAACCAAATACCCGCTATGTTCATCGCTTCACTAATCCCGGGCAAATTCACTTTTAAATTTTTTTGTATAAAAAAATAAAATTTAATAGGAGAATAACGATGATTTTTAACATCAATATACCCAAACCTCAAACATTTGACGAA